GGATTATCTCAACCTGAACGACCGTCCCATCGTGGCCGCGCTCGTCAACGCCGTTAAGGAGCAACAAGCCGAGATCGAATCTCTCAAGGCTCAAATCGCAGAGATGAAGAAGTGATAGAGGATTGACAATCATGCAACGTAAATACGACCGCCATATACCCGCAAAACTACCAGCCAAGCGCATGCTGCTGCGCTCTATGGCAGGATTACCCGTCACAGTAGACACCCGAACATCGTGCGGGCCAGTAAAGGATCAGGGTAGCGAAGGGGCTTGTACGGCCCATGCAGGGACGAGTGCCCGCGAGTGGATTGGCAGGCGCTATCTCAAGCAACCGACGAAAGTATTCAGCCCTCAGTACGTCTATGCTAAGGAACTGATCGCTCAAGGCGACTTCCCGCAGGATGACGGCTCGGATGGTACTACGCTCTGCGGAGTCCTCACGTCAAGCGGGTGCTGCGAACTCGACCTGTACCCATACGTTCCCGGTCAGATCAACATGCCAACAGTCGCGCAGGATCAGAACGCTGTCGCGTTCCGCCTCGGCGCATACCATGGCTTGCAAGGATCGCAGACAGCGCTGTCGGTTCTGGGCGATCCAACGCCTTGGCCAGTTGAAATCGGCTTCACTGTTTATGAGTCGTTCGAGTCTGACGAACTGGCCGAGACAGGCATTATGCCGATACCAGCGCCTTCGGAGGAACAGATTGGCGGGCACGAGGTTTTGATGGTGGGTTATGACGTTGGCTCTGTACCAACTCTGCGACCCGCGAATTGTCCTGCTGCGGCCCTGATTCAAAACAGTTGGGGAACATCTTGGGGTATCGGGGGATTCTTCTGGATGCCGCTACAAATATTGGACGCACAGGATTCGGATCTTAAGATCGCGCATTCCGGTGCGCCATGGAAGTAGGAGGTTGCGATGTCCAAAATTAGACAAAAGAAGAAGCCGGTACGCTCGAAAGTCAAAGTGACTCGCGTCGTTAAACTGGCCGAAGACAAGCATGTAGTAGACTTGCAGTTAGAAGTTGAAGGAGCCCCGCCACCTCCCGATTACGTACCGCCAGCAGAACCGCTGGAGATTCATACCGAAGCGGTCCCCGAGCGGACGGCCAGCAGCCGTTGGGTTGATTGGTTGAAAACGCTCTGGTAGGAGTTGTTCTATGAACTGGTTCCAGCAATTGCAAGCGCTTTTACACCTGATACTGGCTAAGGCGGAGATGTGTCTTCGCGGGAATGGCCGCATCGAGAAGGCAATCAACGAGCTTACCGTACAGGTGAATCTGTTGGAAGAGTCCGTATCTCTTCTGGCAAACTCGCAGTCCACTTGCTGCGCTCAGTTAAATACTGAACTCCAGCAGATTATTGGAATCCTTACGCCTTCCCCACCGGTGGCGTTCAACGCAACAGTAACAGCAAATCAACAAGGAGATATTTTCATGACACCATCGTTCAAGAAATCTGCAAAGGCTTCCGCTGATCTGCAAGTAGCGGACAATGGAACATTCACGGTAACTCTTGGCTTCGTTGATGCGGATGGCATCGCTACGCCTACGCCTTCCGGCTTGTCCGCAACCTACACCGCTTCGGACGCTACGCCGGGGCCGTCTTCGCTGACGCTTACTCCGTCTGCGGATACCTCGTCATGCGCTGGCGCAGTTAACCAGACCACGATTCAGGCTCTCATCGCCGCTGGATCGCCTCTGCCTACCGGCTTGACCGTCAGCGTTACGGCAACCTGGACTGGGCTCGCTTCGCCCCTGACCGTCAGCGCCTCTCCTGCCATTGATATCGTGGCTGGTCCGGCGAACTCGTTCGTTGCGGTTGATTCGGAGCCGTAACCTGAAACCAACGGTAAAACTTACGACGGGTGGCGACGCAGCGCAAAAGCAGTTACTTGCTGCGCTCGCCGCCCTGCGTAAGAGAGCCGTATACGTTGGCATACCTGCTACGACTGCGATGGAGCGAAAGTTGCAGTTGATGAGTCTGTCGTCTCGCGCTACCGGCAAGCGCAAGGCTCGATTACAGAAGGCAGCTGTGGAGTCTGGCGTAAACAACGCTGAATTGTTGTACATACACACCAACGGAAGTCCGCTGAAGAACATCCCTGCGCGGCCTGTCTTAGAACCTGCTTTGGAAGATACGCAGAACCGAGCGCTGATCGAACCTGAGTTGCGAGACGTGATTACATCGTCTCTGGACGGCAATCAGGCAGCAGCGCTGCAGCATCTGAATCGCGCTGGCTTGCTTGGACAGAATGCTGCGAGGGGTTGGTTTACAAACGGAAAGAATCATTGGGCTCCGAACGCTCCGAGCACGATCAGGCGCAAAGGTTCATCTCGCCCGCTGATAGATACTGGCAGCATGCGGCAAGCAATTACGTTCGTCGTTGCTAACGAATAAGTGAGTACTCCCGCTCAAAGCCCTCTCGTTCCGCAGCAGATTGATGTTGTGCTGCAAGCGGCTACGATTACGATGCTTGGCCTTCCCGCTCCGCAATCAACGACTGATCCCGTCTACCAGACCGTGCGCGTCGGCTGGCAGCAGCAGGGGCAACCAGCCTTCGCGATTACCGAAGACGTTGTATTCATCATGTGTACGCAGGACAATGACGAATACGACAAGATTCGTGACCGCTATTACACGAACGCGAACTTTACCCGCGTCGAAGCCTATACGCGAGTCTGGCGCGTGCATTGGTCAGTCTATGGGCCGAACTCGTTTGACAATGTTCGCAAGATCCATTCTGCCTTATGGGACGACGGCATCGAGGCGCAACTGGCTGCTGCTCAACTGTATTGGGTAACAAACTCTCCTGCTCCTGCTCGCATTCCCGAACTCTTTGGCGGCCAATGGTGGGAACGGGTTGACTTTTGGGCGCAGTTCAATGAATTCGTGCAGGAAGAAGTTACGGCGCAGTCGGTCGAAAGCGTCGAGGTTATCGTGGAGAACCGAAGCGGCATCATTGCCGATGTAGACATCGCAGTACCGGAGGTTTAATAGTATGGCGAGTCCGAATCTGCCGCTGAATTTGATTGTAGATGTAACCATCCAGGTATCGGCTCAGTCTGCCGCCGCACCGCAATTTAATCAGTCGATCATAATCGGCCCTAGTCCGGTCATTCCAAGCGTAGGTCCGAACTCGCGAGCGCGACTATACACGGGGCTGACTGGGATGCTGACGGATGGGTTTACAACGTCATCGCCTGAGTACATTGCAGCGCAACTCTACTTCGGCCAAACGCCAGCGCCACAGTACTTGCTAATTGGGCGGCAGGACTTGACCAGTCTGAACACTGTCATCCCACATTCTGGCGCAGCGGGGACAGGATATGTTGTCGGAGATGTTGTTGTTCCTACTCAGATCGGATCGAGCGGAGGAACGCTGAAGGTAACGAGCGTTGGCGGCGGTGGAGTTGTCACTGGCTTATCGGTACTGACTGATGGGACGGCGTACACCGTAGCTTCTGCCTTGGCGACAACGGGCGGTACGGGAACTGGCCTGGAGGTAGATATTACAGTTGTAGGCGAAACGCCTCTGACTGCCGTTCAAGCCTGCCGCATTGCCAGTACAGCATGGTGGGGCGTCATGGTTACGGATGCTGCTACAGCAGACAACGAAGCGATTGCGGCATTCGTTCAGGGCATGACTCCCGTAGGAGCATACTTCTGTACCACCAGCGACGTAGCCGTACTAAACAACACCGCTGGGAACCTGGCCGCGTTCCTCAGCGCAGCGTCCTATACGCGGACGTTCGTTGATTACGCGACTACGCAAGGCGGCCTCTATCCGAACAACATCTACGCTTGCGCTGCGACCATGGGCTTGATGATGGGCCTGAATACTGGCTTGCCGGCGTCAGCGTTCACGATGAAGTTCAAGGTGCTGACTGGCATCGTCCCGGAGCCGCTGACTGTATCCCAAATCAACACCATCGAAGGCAACAACTGTAACCTGTACTTGGGATACGCGAACGGCGATTACACGATTCTGGAACAGGGAACGACGCCTGTAACCGGAACCTATATGGATCAAATCCTCAGCCGCGATATTCTCGTTGCGGCGATCCAGTTCGGATGCATGAACGTTCTCGTAGGCAGTCCGAGCGTGCCTCAGACGGATGCAGGCGAAGGTCAATTGATTCATGCAGTCAATCAGGCATGCAACGCTCAGGTGACTACCGGCTGGATTGCTCCAGGAATCTGGGAAGGGCCAATCATCATCAACCTTGCTCCGGGTGATCCTCTGCCGCTTGGCTATCAAGCGCAAGCGTATCCATTCAGCACGCAGACTCCCGCGAATCGAGCATTGCGACAGGCAATGCCGATTTACGTAGCGATCATCGAAGCGGGAGCAATTCACAGTCTTGTGGTCGGCTTGTACATAGAACCCTAGGAGGCTATTAGATGGCGCAATCGCAGACTTTCTCTTTCCGCAACACCTCGGGAGCCTATACTAACCCAGCCGTTCCTAATCCCATCATCTTCGCTGGGCAGATTGGCATGGGCGCATTCACCGTCATGATGCATACGGAGCGCACGGTACAGGACACGGCCGCAGACGGAACCATCATGCCGAGTTACGTTGCCGGAAACAGCGGTACGATAACAATCGAGATGCAGCAAACGAGCATCCTTCATCAAGCATTCCTCGACGCCTACAACCTTCTCGTTCTCGCGGCGGAAGGCGGCGACCCGTCAAACTGGGCCGCGGGCGCGATTACGCTTCGCAACACGACGGTAGGGAACTCGCATATCTTGACTGGTGTTAGTTTCGGGAAGCGGCCTGATAAACCTTACCAAGCGCAGGGGAGCAAGATCACTTGGAGCCTTCTGGCGTGTGACAGCGTGGAAACGACGGCGTAAGACTATGACGAAAGACATTACGATCAAAGACGTTCGCTACCAGATGGGAGAGTTTACAGCTCGCGATGGTAGTTGGGTAGTTGGTCAATTCTTGGCTCGGGGATTGATCGCCGGACTGGGCAGCCTCGACGAGAGCAAGGAACCAATCGAGCGCTCCATTGCATTGATGCTGTCGCTGGGGTTCACGCAGTTGGACGAGAATGTCTACAACAGCATCCAAAACAAATGCCTCAGCGTAATCAAGCGCTACGAAGGCGATACAGCAGTACCGCTGCTTATGGCGAATGGCGCAGGATGGACTTCTGGGAAGGAGCCGGACGCGATCACGCTGTCTACTCTGGTCATGGCTACAATGGCGTTTAATTTTGTTCCTTTTTTCGACCCCGGTGTACTGGAGACGCTGAGGACGGTATACCCGAATTTGAAAGCGCTCAGTTTGTAACGGTTGATGGTTTTTGCATGCGTCCAGTGATTTCAGGTATGTGGCGGCAACGGGAAACATGGGATGGAACGTATTCCTTCTCTGACTTGATCGACGCGCACGAGATGCTGGACGTGCAGCAGGAGAATACGCGACGAATGCATCGGGCGATGGAACGGTAAATGGCAAATCCGCAAACAGTGAAAGAGTACTTAGTCGAGTTGGGATTCAAGATCAATACTCCGCAACTTCGCAAGTTCGAGGATGCGCTGAAAATGTCTGCCGATAAAGCAGAGATGCTTATCGGTGGGATGGCTAAGACGTTTCTAATCGCTGGCGGAGCAATTGCAACGGCTATTACGGCTGTAGGTGCTGGAACGCTGGCATTGCTTACCCATACTGCGGATGCAGACCTGGAGTATCAAAAGTTTGCTCGGCGCATGTTCATTGGCGTAGACGCTGCTCGGAGCATGAAGATCGCGTTAGACGCACTGGGAATAACTACAGAAGAGTTGATTTGGGGACCGCCAGAACTGGCCGAGCGCTACCGCCAGTTAGTCAAGGACCAGCGCGACATGATCGCCATCCTTGGAGGCGATACAGGAGAACGCGCTCTGCGGAAAGTACGAGATATTGAATTTGAGTTCACGCGCATGGGACCAGAGATTCAGCGCCTGGGAATCCGATTGACCGAAGACGTAATGAACAAACTATTCGGCAACAACGAGTCTCTGGAGAACCGATTGAAGGACTTTAACGAGTGGTTCAAGCAAAACATTCCTGCGATCTCGGATAAGATCAGCAACGTACTGGTTCCTGTACTGCGGACGGCAGGCAGCATTCTTGAAGGGATGTTCCATTACACCGTGGGTTTTGTCGAGACGCTGGATGCGTTCCTTAAGAAGTACACCAACTTTAGCATCTTGCCTGAGCAGTTCAATAATGCATGGAGCCGTCAGCATCCCGGAGGCTTAGACGTAGGCGGAGGCTTTCAAAGCGATCCTCTGGCTCCTACCGCTGGTCAAGGCGGATCATCGGCAATGCGTGATTTTGCCCGCAGGCATCCTCGCATCGACGCATGGATGCGGAATATGGATTACGAGCAGATGACGCGGGACAAGGCCACGAGCATGGGGATTGACCCTGACTTGGCTCTGTCTATCTTACACAAAGAGAATCCATACCTGAATCCCTATGCGGTCGGGACGAAGGGCGAACTGGGGCTGTTTCAGTTGATGCCGCAAACGATTCAAGCGCTGCGAGCGCAAGGACTGCTCCAAGATCCATACGACCCCGCGCAGAATATTGC